TGGGATAACTGCCGTGAGAGATAACGCAGGCAGCAACCGAACGAAGAGAATAGAACTAAGGTCGGCAGAATAATGTCGGTCATGAAGCAGGTATGGGCTAGGGCAGAAAGAAACCTCCGCAGCCAGACAGGAAAGAATAAGACAAAGAACCGTGCGGGCATCATGACCAGCACTGACTTTGCCTACGACATGCAACAGCTTGCGGAAGACTTGACTAACAGACAGTTGCAGCAGATCTCAGAGCGTATGGGCACAACCATTCGTAAAGAGGCCGTGGCGTTACTGAAGCGAGGATCAAGTGCTGGCAGGGTTGGTGAGTCGAAATACAATAAGCAGACTCGTGGTGACTGGAAGAACCCGCGTACATCGGCATCTGGCAAGGAATACCTGAAGGGCGGATGGATGGGTGACGTTCTAAGTAAGCGTAGTGCAAACAAGCCGTCGATGGCATACAACGGTGGCTCAGTGAGCGACAGCGGCAAAGGTCGTGGCAACAGAGGTATCATCACAAAGAATATTCGGCAGCGTAATGGTGGTATCAGGTCTATCACTGGACCCAGATACAGCACAGACGACAGCGACAATGGCAAGTACGGTTACAACTATGCACACGTACTGGAGTACGGTGGCAAGCACGTCAATTGGGGCGGGAAGAGCGGACAGAACACTAAGTCACTGATTGCAAGACCATTCCTTGGCCCTGCCATGACACGCTCGCAGACAAAGAATGCACAGATAATTAACGACATGATGAGAAAGTGGACGAAGGGACAATGAGAGTTATACCGCAAGTCATTGCTCATCTAAGAGCCGACACAAACATAACTGCACTTGTTGGCAACAACATATTTGCAGACTACCCGCCACAGGGGGTGGTAGAGCCATTCCTTGTGCTGACAATACTAAGTGGACAAGCATTCGGGACGGTTGACAACTGCCCTGTGCGTGCCTACTCAGCGAGACTAGAGATTGACGTGCTTGGAGTTACTCGTTCCCAGACAGAAGAGATAATTGAAGCAGTCGAAGACTCTATAGACGGATTCACCTCCGCAGACAGCACACACCCTATCCAAGGCATTACAGTTAACAATGGTTTGGATTGGGAATTACTGACGCCGAAGGATGGATCAGATGAACGCAGGTTCCTGTGTTCCCAAGATTTTGAAATTCACTACACACGTAACATATCTTAAAGGATATAAATATGGCTGGTTTTACCGGACAGGGAACAACTGTAGCACTCACCTCTGGTGGAAGTGTGTCATGCGTTCGATCCCTCACGCTCCCTACATGGTCAATGGACAGCATTGACGCATCTTGCCTTAGCGATACAGGCTTCATGAAGAAGATCGCTGCCGACTTGGTTGACGCCGGAACCGTTCAGGTTACCGCCGTATTCGAGCCAACGGACACGCCTTACTCACCAGATGGTTCACAAGACACCATCACGATCACTCTGCCAACTGCCGGTGCAACTGGCGGAATCTTGACTGGAACTGGTTTCGTCAGCGAAGCCACTCTTCCAAGCATCGAGATCGGCGGACTGCTTGAGCAGACTTTCACCTTCACGTTTGATGGCGAAACCGGACCTACTTACACTGCCGGAACTGCTTCGTAATTTTAACCAACACAGGAGAACTCAGGATGTACGTCGAACTTAGACCACACAAAGGTATGAACCTTATCACCAAGCGTGAGCAATGTTTTGAGCAATACCTAGTCTATACCGGACATCCTGAGAAGTTGGACATGGTTGGACTCATCGGCTGGGAAGAGGGATCTAAACTCCTTTTCCTCAAGCCGGTTGATCCTGTATCCAAAGAGAAAATCAAGTTAAAGGTTGACGAGATCATCAAGCGTGAAAGCGAGATGATTGAGCATCCAGACTTGGACCAAGACCTAGTAACACCACCACAAATTGAAAGCGATCTCGATGAGTTTAACGAAAGCGACCTTACTTAAGAAAGCCGCAGTCTCCAAGCCAGATGTGCTGGGAGAGTTCTTTGGCGAAACTGTCTACGTCAAGTCTGTCAGTGAGTTCCAGCGTTCACGACGCATGGCATCCCTGTACGACATGAAGAAGGAAGTTGTCAGAGAAGAGGCTATCCAGCGTGCAAGATGTGCAACAATCATCGACCACCTCTGTGACAAAGACGGAAAGAACCTGTTTGCAGACAAGGATATGAAAGACCTGATGAACCTTGACGCACTCAAGATGGACCTGCTGATTGCAGCCATCGAAGAGTGGGTGAGAGTCCGTGAGGGAAAGCTGTTGGGCAAATAGATAAACTCAAGAACGAGTTGGAGCGTAACGCCCGCTTGTTCAATGTGTTCTCTATTTGTCTTGAACTTGGCATCGACGATCCAATACACTGGATGAACAACACATCCTCTGTGATCGTCGACTGGTGGGTTGCATACAAGCAACTCAAATTTGAGATCGAATCCAAAGCATACGATTCATCCAGCAACAACAAAGAGATGTCTGGCGACGAGGCCGGTAACTATATCTCGGGTATCATGGGAAGCAAGATAGATGGCTAAAAACAATGTCGGTTCGCTGTACGTAGAAATCCTGCTTGCACCTGATGGGTACAAGAAAGGTGCTGCAGCCATTCGTAGAGATCAATCGGCATTGTCATCTTTCTTGAAGAAGGATATCAAGGATGTGCTAACAGAGCGTGAGGCTGCTGCCGCAGAGGCACGTAGACTTGGTGAAGCCAACTGGCGTGCAAACAAGAACGACCTCGGCAAACGCAAGGAAGTACAGAAGGCTATTATCCGTGCGTACAAGAGACGCATCAAAGAGATCGACTCGGCAGAGGAAAAGGCTGCACAGGATCAGGCAGAGCGTGGACTTGCGGGTGTTGCTAAAACTATCCAGCACATCAACAAGGTCAAGGCTGCCAAGCTGAAGGCCATTGAAGACATCAGGAACATGGGCAAGAATGCCGGTGGTGCTGGTGGCAAGCGTGGCGGACTGATGGGACTGTTTGATCACTTCGGCCAGGGTGGTGGTATCACGTCATTCCTCAGCGGGAAGGGTGGCTTGCTTGGAACACTCGGTAAGGTCACTGGTGCACTCAGTACGATGTCTCTTGTCATTGGTAAGACGGCACTGTTTGTCTGGCCACTTGTCCAAGCCTTCAAGGCACTATCCAAGGCTGCCGGTGCAGTCGTCAGTGCAATAGGCAAGGCTGTCGAGGTTGTAGACAACTTCAGGATGCAGAATATAAAGATAGCCAAGTTCATGGATGGCGACGTAAAGGGTGCCTCCCGACTCGTTAACGAGATCGAGCAGTACGCCATTGCAACGTCACTCAGTGTAGACGCCGGTCTTGACATGGCAGGCAGCCTGCTTGTTCTCGGCATCCGTGCATCAGACGTGACTACACGACTTAAACAGTTTAACTCTGTTGCAATGGGTGACACCACGAAGTTCAAGCGTATTGCCAAGGCATACACAGACGTTATCGGTGCCCAAGTCCTGAAGCGTACAGAGCTTAACCAGTTCAAAGAGGCTGGTGTTGCAATGAACTCCGCACTTGAGCAGATGCTAAGAAACGAGGGACGCTGGACAGGCAATCTCGATGACATGATCAGTAACAGGTTGATCACAGCAGAGGATGTAGGCAAGGCACTCGACATAGTTGCAGAAAAGTTCAAGGGACTTGACACGGCAACACTCAACACAGTGAAGGGTCAAATTGAGAACCTTCAGGAAGAGTTTGTTAGCTGGATCAGGCACTCGAAAGAAGTTAAGAAAATTACCGATGCAATCGTTTCTTCATTGAAGAATATCGGTCGCACCATGCAGGATGTGAAGCCATTCATTGATGACTTCATGAGTGTGTTCCTCGGAGCAAAATTCGAGGGTGCCCTCAAGTTGGTTAGCCACCAGTTTGAACTGATTGCAACACACATGAAGGCTATGGCTATGATGAAGGCATTCTTCGAGACAGGCAATGCAACGGAGTATGTTGACCGGATAAGGCTGGCAGAGAGTGTGCTTGAGGCAGAGGAAGAGATTGCTAGAGCAAAGGCAGATGCCGCTGAAGCAGAAGAGGCTGCCATGAAGAAACGCGAAGAGGCCACGCGTCGCTATATGGATCTTATCAAAGGGTTCAATAGAGCCGACGAGTCTGCACAAGGCAAGTATCAGTCATGGCACGCAGACAACAATGTCTCAGAGATGACGGCTATGCAGCAACTATCTTTGATCACTGCATACTACAACGACCGACTGCGTGCAGCAAAGGAAGAGCGGGACAAGGCACTGGAGGACATCGAGAAGTCGAAAAAGGAAAACGAGAAGAGCCGCCTAGAGGCTGCCCTCCAAGCCGCACTACCAAGCGAGATGTTCAAGCAAAACTCTGTTGAGGAGTTCAGATACCTGCAAGAACAACGCAAGCAAGCAGAGCGTGACCGACGTGAGCAACAGAACTTTGAGACAGAGCAGGCTAACAGGAAGGCTGAGGCGGACAGCATTGTCACGGCAGTCTCTAACCTTGACCTAACAAACACCACTGGAATTTAGGATACAATAATGGCACTCGGATTTGAAGTATGTC